AGCCCCGATGATGCCGAAGCGCTCCGCGCCTACTACGCGGCCAAGAACGCGCAGGAGAGCGGGACGTGGAAGCAGAGGGCGAAGAAGAAGATGGGGCGGATTTTCTATGGGAAGGCGGCGGTATGACCGACCATTGCGCACTCCAAGCCGCCTATGCGGCCAAGCGCCAAGCCCACGCAGCTGGCGTTCATGTGGTCACGCGCCCGATCCGCCGCATCGGCGACGTGGCCATGGACAACCCGCCGCGCATCACGTTCCGCGCCGACATGGAGGCGGAGACGCGGGCCAAGATGGCGCTGGCGGGGTTTGAGTTTGCGGACGAGCCGCCGGGCCGGGGGAATTTCTTTTGATGCGCCCCATTCTGATCGGCTCGGCCCTTGGCCTTGGGATTTGTGTGCTTCCCATCATCATTGGGATGCCGCTGATCGCGTTTGCCCGCTGGTGGTGCGTGGTCTGGAGCTTGTGCTGATGCGCGACACCCTCACCAATTCCGCCACGCGCACCCGCCGCTACACGACAGGCGAGCGGCAGCCTGACGACTTTTACGCTACCCCCGCGCGCTGCACCGCGGCACTGCTGGCCGTTGAGACATTCCCCCATCGCGTGTGGGAGCCGGCATGCGGCGACGGCGCTATTTCCAACGTTCTCATTGCTGCCGGCCATCAGGTTGTCAGCACCGACCTAGTTGATCGTGGGTATGGGGCGGCACGGCGCGATTTTCTAATGGAAACGTTTCTTGCCGCCCCCGCCGTCGTCACGAACCCACCCTTCAAGCTGGCCGACGAGTTCACTCTGCACGCCCTGCATCTAGGCGCCGAGAAGGTGGCGATCTTTCAGCGCACGGCATGGCTGGAAGGCCGCGCCCGGCATGCTGTGCTGTGGCAGCCGCATCCGCCCGCTCGCATCTGGCAGTTCAGCGGCCGGCAAACGTTGTGGCGCGGCGATGACGCCGACAAGCGGGACAGGGACGGCGCCATTGCTTTCGCGTGGTTCGTCTGGGACCGCGCGCACCAAGGCCCGCCGGTCCTCGGCTGGCTCTCCGCCTGACTCCCGCGCCGGCCGGTAGCCGGCAATTCCGCACAGGAGCGTGCATGCCAAAGGAACTCCGCATTTCGGCCGTTGTCGAAGTGCCAGACGATATCTGGGCGCAGACCGACAAGCTCTCGACCGCCAAGCCGGTGGTGGAAGCGTTCACCGAAGCCATGACCAAGATGGGCGGCAAGGTGGATGTTGAGCTCGTCGCGCCCCGCCCCCGCGGCGCCGACAAGGGCGATCCGGCGGCGCAGTATGCCGCGCTGGGCGGGAAGCTGCCCGCATGAGCGAGCCGGGGCACAACAGCGGGGATGATGCCGCCCAATGGGGCAACATCTCCGCCGAGCGTCTCCGCGGCCTGATCGAGCGTATCGAGAGGCTCGAGGAGGAGAAGAAGGGGCTCTCGTCCGACATCAAGGACATCTTCGCCGAAGCCAAGTCGGCCGGCTTTGATGTGAAGGTGATGCGGCAACTGATCCGGCTGCGCAAGCAGGAGCCGGCCGAGGTCGAGGAGCATGAGACGCTTCTGGACGTCTACCGGCGCGCGCTGGGGATGTAGCGCATGGCAGCCCCGGAAGAACGCCTCCAGATCCGCTGCGCCATGTTCTCCAAGTCGCACGTCCTCGCGCCGTGCAAATGGACCGCCATTGAGCATGGCCGGAAGCACGCCGGCACGACCGAGCAGAGGGCGCGCGAATGGCAGCGGCTGGAGCGCAAGGGCGTGAAGAAGGGGCTGTCCGACCTCTGGTACATCATGCCCGGCTTCATCCTGTGCTGCGAGCTGAAGGCGGGCCGGAACACCGAGTCCGATGCGCAGGAGGCATGGGGGGCTGATCTGCGGGCCATGGGGCATGGCTACGAGGTGCCGCGGTCTGTGGAGCAGCTGGCCGAGGCCCTCGACCGCCACGGCATCCCCATGGCCGCCGGCTGGCGCATCGCAGCCCAACACCACGACGCCGCGCTCGACACCCCCAAGCCCCTCGCCAAGAAACCCCGCAACCCCCGCATCGCCAAACCCAAAGCGACGCGCGGGCAGGTGGAGCGCGGGAACAGGATGGCGTTGGCGATGGCGAGGGGCCCGCGGTGATCCATTACCACGGGACCCCGATCACCCCGCGCGCCGCACTCGCCCCCATGGCGGGGCGGCATTTCTGCGTCTCATGGGCGGCGCCGGGCGACCTTGCTTGGTGCCTCGCCTATGGCGCATCCGTCATGCTCGACAACGGCGCATTCTCGGCATGGACGCGTGGTCAGGCCATGGATTGGCCGTCGTTCTACGCTTGGGCAACGCCCCATATTCGCCACCCGCATTGGGCTGTGATCCCCGATGTGATCGACGGCGACGAAGCGGCGAACGACGAGTTGCTTGCCTCGTGTCCGCTCCCGCGCGAACTCGCTGCGCCGGTCTGGCACATGCACGAAAGCCTAGGGCGTCTCGTGCGACTGGCGAGCGCGTATCCCCGTATCTGCATCGGTAGTTCCGGCGCGTTCACCTCGCCTGGCTCTCCCGCGTGGAGTCAACGCATCGACGCTGCGTGGCAAGTCATTCCGCCCACAACTTGGGTTCACATGCTCCGGGCGATGAAGGAGGCGAGCGAAGGCGCGTGGCCCTTTCGCCTCGGCGGACAGCACGAATATCGCCCGCAACCACGCCGGCACGATGAACCGGGCAGCGCAGGAGCCGGAACGCATGGCCCAGCGCATTGACGCGCGGAACCCGCGCCACATCGGCAAGCGCGCGTCACAGGGAACCTTGTTCGCATGAAGACCGCCCTTCTCTCCGCCTCCTTCCTCGCCACCATCCCCGCCGCCAATTGGCTGATCGGCAACGTGGGATCGTGCATTTCCAACGGCCCGTGCCTTATCCCAGTGGCGCCCGGCCTCATGGCGCCGTCTGGCGTGTTGCTGATCGGGGCCGCGCTGGCGCTTCGAGACGCCTTGCATGAGCGGTTGCCGCGATGGGCCGTGGCGGCGCTGATCGCAGCCAGCGCCGGCTTATCCCTTGCGTTCTCCCCGCCCGCGCTCGCCATGGCGTCGGCTGTCGCGTTCCTGCTCTCAGAACTGGCGGATTTCGCTGTCTATGACCGGCTCCGCAAGCGGGCCATGTGGGCAGCTGTGCTGGCGTCGGGCTTCGTTGGCGCCGTGCTGGATAGCCTGCTGTTTTCCGCGCTGGCGTTCGGGACCGTGAAGTGGGCGCCGGGGCTGATCCTGGCCAAGTGCTACGCCTCCGCAGGGTTTGCTGCGTGGAAGTGGTGGCGCCGATGATCCGCATCACCCTCACCACCAACCCCCGCGCCGGCACGATCCGCATCGGCGAAGGCGTGCAGGAGCGGCAATGGGCGCTCGCCACCTGGCACAACGCGGGGCAGGGCCTGATGCTCGCCACCACCACCGACGGCCAGCGCGTCACCCTCGCCACCAACGCCCCCGACGAAAACGGCTGGATCAGCGGCGGGCTCACCATCGGCAACGGGACGGATGCGCCGCGGTGGCAACTGTTCAAGTGCCGGAAGAATGGGGCGGTGCTGGCCGGGCATGCGCAGGTGGTCGTGAGTGATGCGGCGATGGCGGCGATGTTTGGGGTGGCGACGTGGTGATGCGCCGCGTCCGCCTCCTCCGCGACGGCGCGCTTTACACCGTGGTCTGCGCCGACACCGGCCTGCACCTCGCCGGCCTGCTCTCGGCTGAAAACCGCGCGCTGTATCTGTCGTTCTGGCCGGGGTGGGAGGTGGTGGGGTGAAGATCCGGCCAGTCCATCACGCCGTGCTCTGCTACCTCGAATGGCACTGCGACCGGCGCATTCCGTTCCGCACTCAGAAGCGGATGGCCGATGATTTGGCACGGAACGAAACAGAAATCATGCGGGCGACCCGAGACCTCGTGACTTGGGGCTTGGTGTCGTTCCGGCACGATGAATCGAACCATTGGCACATCGTGCGGCTAGGCGATGGCCGAGAGACGCCTCCAGTAGCAAAGAGCCGCTGTCCCGTTTCTCCCATGAAAATCCCCGCAGTCCACAAGCGACGCGGCGAGGTTCGTGGTGATATATGGAAAGCCGCTCTAATGAGGATTGCGGCATGACCGAGCACCGCTGGTCAAAGTTTTGGTGGGCGGACTACGAAGGAGACGACGCGCTCCGCGTGGTGTCTTTGGCTGCTCAAGGGCTTTGGATGCGCATGCTTTGCGTAATGCACAAGGGCACGCCTTATGGCCATTTGACAATCAATGGGCAGCCACCGACCGATCGGCAAATCGGCATGCTTGCGAGCGTTTCCGAAGGAAAAACAAAAAAACTCGTGCAGGAATTGGAAAAAAGCGGCGTGTTTTCCCGCACCGAAACGGGAGTGATTTTCTGCCGTCGTATGGTGCGTGATAAAGAAATAAGCGAGCAAGGTCAAAGGGATGGCAAGCGCGGGGGAAACCCAACCCTTAAGCTAAAAGTCGATGGGGGGTTAACCCCCCCCGTTATCCAACCCCCTTATGCTCTAGAAGCAGAAGCAGAAGCAGATACAGAAGCAGATAAGAAAGGGGAGAGCGCGCCGCGTTCCGCGTCGTCGCCAACCCGCACGGGAGCCCGCCTTCCCGACGCCTGGATTCCGGACGAACCCGGCTTCGAAGGCGCCACCCAGCAAACCCTCGCCAAGTTCCGCGACTATTGGCGCGCCCAGCCCGGCGCACGGGGCCGAAAGACGGATTGGCAGGCCACCTGGCGCAATTGGTGCCGGCGCGACGCCGAAAGCCGCACACGCGCCCCGCCTGCCAAGACGAGCCACCTGTCCACTTACGACCAGAACGAACAACTGATCCGACTGGCCCGCGACACCGAACCGCAGTTGAGGTTGGCCCAATGATCCCGCGCCGCGAATGGCTGGCGATGCTGGCCCGCATGTCCACCCCGCACGATCCCGTCAAGGCCATGGAGGCAATGTTGCATTACCTGCCGCTGATGGCCGATCTGCCCGAAGCCGCGTTCACGCCGGCCAGCCTCGAAGCCGTCGCCATGACGCCGCAAAACCTGCACATCCGCACGCTGCGGGAGGTCAAGGAACCCCTGCAATCGTGGTGGCGCGACAACGGCCCGCGGCGTGTGGCGCTGCCCGCCCCGCCGCCGGAGCCTGAAACGCAGGTTAGCGCTGAGGAGCGCGCGGCTGTAGCGCGGCAGTTGAAGGAACTGGCGGACATGATGGCGGCCCGCAATCCCGACACGCGGCCGAAGGTGCGGGCGCACACGCTGGCGCCTGCCACGCTGGAAAAGCTACGGGCTGACGCGCGGGCTAATCTGCGGGTGGTGTCATAGCGCCCATGACCCGCCCCGCCCGCCGCCGCCGCACCACGCCGTCCGACCCCCGCCAGCAGGCCGAGGCGCAGGGCTACGACATGGGGAGCCCCGGCATTGCCGTGGTGGTGGAGCACGTCGCCGTTGGCACCCGCAGCACCCACCCCCGCGCCCGCCGAGCCGACCCGCTCAACCGCGTGGCCGAATGCACCGACGCCCACCGCACAGCCGCGGCGATCTACCGCCAAGCCGTGGAGCACGTCGAAGCGGGCAGGGGCATGGGCCCGATGCCGTGGGCCTCTGACCGCGTGCAGGAGGCCAGGCGCGGCGATGGGCTGGGCGTGGCGCTGCTGCCGCAGGAGGCGGCCCTGAGTGCTGCGGAGTGGCACCGGCGGGGCGTGCAGGCGATGGGGCTGGCGGCGAGCCAGGGGGTGGTCAACTGGGTGGTGCTGAGGGGCGGCGCGTTGTCGGCCTATGACGCGGAGCGGAAGTGGCGCGAGGGGCGCGGCAAGGTGGAGCTGCTGGCGGCGTTGGAGCGGTTGGTGGTCGAGTATCGGCTGGCATAGGGCGCGGCGCCTCTGTGGTGGCGCTGGGCGGGTTTTTGGGGGTGCGGTGGTATGGTGGGTGCGGGCGGCTGGTTGCGGGGCTGTACGGCCCGGAAAATCGGGGTGCACGCGGATGTGACGGAAGGCTTGACATCGGGCGGTGAATTGTGCCAGGAAAGCAGAGGCTGCACGATTTGACTTCAAGCCTTGCCCGCCCGCCACTCACCCCGGCGGGCGTTTGTGTTTTTACCCCACCGTCGTCGCCTGGAGGCCAGCTCACGCATGCTGCTGGTCAAGTGTTGGGCATGTGGTGTTGCTAAAGAGCCGACGCAGATGGTCGGGCGGATATCAAGTGGACGTCGAAACGGTGTGCCGAGTGGGCATTGTAAGCCGTGCCGGGCAGCCGACAAGCGGGCCAAGCGTCGCGAGCGCCCTATCGAAACGCTCAGCAACAAGTCGCTGGGCAAGTTGGGGCTGCCATACGTCAAGTCGGGACCAAAGGCATTCCAGCGAGAGATCGTGGAAGCGCGGTCAGCTTGGCGTGAATGGATCAAGCGCCGGGCGCCTGATGAATGGGTGGCGGCATTCTACGAATCCAGCGGGATGCCTTGGCGTAATCCCAGGCTGTCGGAAGCCGAAGCCTGGAAGATGCGTTACAGACTGGATCAAACCTACCGCTGTGCCGAATTGCTGCGGATGCGCGTGAAGAAGAAGATGCGTCGTGATGGCGTGTCCGAGGCTATCCGCAATGCCGCGCTCGGCAAGGCGAAGTCGGCCACTTTGCTTCAACGCCTCGGTTACACCCCTGAGCAACTGAAGACGCACATAGAGCGCCAGTTTACCAAGCGCATGGACTGGCAGGCGTTCGGGCAAGGCAAAATCCACATCGACCACATTCGCCCGCTGTCTGCGTTCGACTTATCTGACGAGCCGCAGTTCCGCGAGGCGTTCTCGCTGCCCAATCTGCGCCCGCTTTGGGCCGAGCAGAACATCGCCAAGGGCGCGAGGGTTGAGCACCTGCTGTAATGCGCAATCGTAGGTTCTCCCTGGCCGTCTCACTATGCGGGCAGCATAAGCGCGTAACATCGCTAGTCCCAGAATTTAGATTCCTCCGGCCTCCGGACTCTGATGGCCAAAATCGATTCCACCGACGCCGCCCTGGCAATGAACGAAAAACGCTGGGGCAAACGGAAGCAAACGCACGAGGAAGCCCAGACTCGGCGCATCACCGCGCTGGCCGAAAAGGCGGAACTCGAAACCGGCAAGATGCGCGGCGAGTTGATCGATCGCGGCAAGGTTCTGGAGGCCGTGCAGGAGATGGCGCAGGCCGAGCGCGACGCCATTTTGGCCTGGCCGGCGCGCGCTGCCCCGATCCTGGCCGCCGAGATGGGTGTCGACCAACACGCGCTGCAGTCCGCGCTTGATGCAAGCCTACGTGCCCACCTGACCGAGCGGGCGGAGATCGTCCTGGAGCCCTGATGTCCGACGGCGTTGCGGAAATCCAGGCCGCGTGGCGTGCCGGGATCAAGCCCGAACCGCTCCTCACCGTCTCCGAATGGGCCGAAGCAAACCGCATGCTGTCCAGCAAGGGCAGCGCCGAACCGGGCCCATGGCGCAACGCTCGCACGCCATACCTCGCCGAAATCATGGATTGCCTTTCGCCGTCCCACTCGGCGCAACGGGTGGTGTTCATGAAGGGCGCACAGGTCGGCGCGACGGAGAGCGGAAACAACTGGATCGGCTACGTGATCCAGCACGCGCCGGGCCCGATGCTGACCGTGCAGCCCACGGTGGAACTGGGGAAGCGGTTTAGCCGCCAGCGCATCGAGCCGTTGCTGGAGGAAACCCCGAGCCTGCGCGGCTACGTTGCCGCGGCCCGGGAACGCGACAGCGGCAACACGATGCTGTCGAAGGACTTTGCCGGCGGCCAGCTCGTCATCACCGGCGCCAACAGTGCCGTCGGGCTGCGGTCCATGTCGGCCCGCTACCTGTTCATGGACGAGGTGGACGCCTATCCGGGCGATGTGGAGGGCGAAGGCGATCCGATCGCGCTGGCGTCGGCGCGCGCCCGCACCTTTGGCCGGCGGAAGAAGGAATTTCTGGTTTCCACGCCGACGATCGCGGGCCAGTCGCGGATCGAACGGGAATACGAGGCCAGCGACCAGCGGCGCTACTTCCTGCCGTGCCCGCATTGTGGCGCCATGCAATGGCTTCAGTTCGAACGCCTGCGATGGGAGAAGGGCCGGCCCGAAACGGCCGCCTATGTGTGCGAAGACTGCGAAACGCCGATCCCGGAACGCCACAAGACGTGGATGCTCGGTGCCGGCGAGTGGCGCGCAACGGCTGAGGCGACTTCGCCGGGCGTCGTCGGGTTCCATATTTCGAGCCTGTATTCCCCGGTGGGTTGGCTGTCCTGGGAACAGATCGCGCGCGATTGGGAAGCGGCGCAGGGCAAGGATCAAGCCCTGAAGACGTTCAAGAACACCGTGCTGGGCGAGACCTGGCAGGAACGCGGCGAGGCCCCGGACTGGCAACGGCTCTATGACCGGCGCGAGGAATGGGAGCCCGGCACGATCCCGGCCGGCGGGCTGTTTCTGACGGCGGGCGCAGACGTGCAGCGGGACCGGATTGAGGTCAGCATCTACGCCTGGGGCCGCGACAAGCAGAGTTGGCTGATCGGGCACCGCGTCTTGCCTGGCAACCCTTTCGAATCCGCCGTGTGGCAGGCGCTGCGGACGGTCCTGGATGAGCAATGGCGCCACGCCAGCGGGCAACTGCTGGGCCTGTCCATGACCGCAGTGGACAGCGGCGACGGCACCACCACGGCGGAGGTCTACGCCTTCACGCGCAGCGCTGGCCCCCGGGTGATAGCGGTGAAGGGCCAGGACGCACTGCGGCAAGCCATCGGCCTGCCGAGCAAGACCGAGATCCGGCGCAACGGCGCGAAGATGGGCGGCCTCAAGGTCTGGCCAGTGGGGTCAAGCTACCTCAAGGGCGAGCTTTACGGCTGGCTGAAACTGGACCGGCCGACGGAAGAAAGCGGCGAGCCGTTCCCCCAGGGTTACGTGCATCTCCCCACCCACGCCGCCGGGGAAGAATTCTGCCGGCAGATCACCGCCGAGCAGCTGATGGCCCGCCGCGGCAAAGGCGGGTTTACCAAGATGGAATGGGTGAAAACCCGCGAACGCAACGAGGCGCTTGACTGCCGGGTGTACGCCCGGGCGGCAACTGCGGCGATGGGCATGGATGCCTGGAGCGTCGGGCGCTGGGACCGGATGGCGGATGCCATGGGCGTGCAGGTCGCGCCGGTGCCGGCCGATGTGGCCGCGGTCATGCCGGCACCTGCGGTAGCGGCCCCGGCGGTCAAGTTTCGCGAGAGCAACTGGATTCAGCGCCGCTGAGGCGAAGGAGGCGGCAATGGCGTGGACAACAGCCGACCTCGCCACGGTGGAGGCAGCGCTGGCAACCGGCGCCCTGCGCGTCCGCTACGCCGACGGTCGCGAAGTGACGTACCAGAGCGCAACCGAACTGCTGAAGGTGCGCGCCACGATCGCGGGTGTGGTCAGCACCAGCCGCCCGCCGCGGTCCACCCTCGTGCGTTTCGATCGGGGCTACTGATGGGCCTGCTCTCCTGGCTCGGGTTTGGCGCCAAGCGTGCCTATGCGGCGGCGCAGAACGACCGTGGGACGACGTTTCGGGACAGCGGCGCCTCTGCCACGGCGGAGGTCGGCGCGGCTGCCCACACTGTTGCGCGGCGCGCTCGCGAGGCGGTGCGGAACAACCCCTACGGCGCGCGCATCGTGGATCTCTGGGCGGGCAATGCAGTCGGCTCCGGCATCACAACCGCCTGGCCGGATGAACAGCACGCGGCAGTTTGGAAGCGCTGGGCTGGCGGCCTGGAATGCGACGCCGAAGGGCACCAAAACTTCGCGGCCATGCAGGCGCTGGTGATTCGCGGCGTGGTCGAGAGCGGCGAGGTCTTCGTTCGATTCCTGTTTTCCCGGCCGACGCCAGCCAACCCGATCGGGTTGCGCCTGCAGGTGCTGGAAAGCGACTTTCTCGATTCCTCGCGCAACGGGATCATCAACGGCGAGCGCACCGTGCAGGGCATTGGCCTGGACGAAACGGGCCGCCCAGCTGCCTATTGGCTGTATCGAACCCACCCCGGGAATTCCTGGATCTTTGACGCCGTCGCGGTCGAAAGCGTGCGCGTGCCGGCCTCGGAGGTGATGCACGTCTTCCGCAAGCGCCGGCCCGGCCAGTTGCGCGACGTGTCGTGGCTGGCGCCGGTGCTGCGCCACCTTCGCGACCTCAGCGACTACGAGGCCGCGCTGCTGCAGAAGGCCAAGATCGAGGCTTGCCTGGTCGGCGCCGTGACGGATGAGAGCGAGGGCGTCATCGGCGCCGCGTCAACCTCGGGCACGGAAACGCAAGGCTCGGATGGCCTGTTCCGCGATGCCCGCGGCAACGTGGTGGAGACTTTCGAGCCGGGCTTGCTGCTGTATCGCCGCACCAACGGTGCCGGCTCGTCTTTCGATGCCATCAACCCCTCCAGTGGCGGTTCCCATGTCTCGCTGGCCAAGCGCGCGCTGGAAGCCGGCGCCGTAGGCTCTGGACTCACCTACGACCAGGTTTCCGGCGACCTGACCCAGGCCAACTATTCCAGCCTGCGCGCCGGCAAGATCGAGTTCCGCCGGCTGTGCGAGCAAATCCAATACGGGATGCTGATCCCGATGTTTGTGGCGCGCGTCGCCGATCGGTTCCACGTGCAAGGCGCGATGCTGGGGTTGTGGGAAGCAGAGATGCCCGCGGTGGAGCATGTCCCGCCGCCGCATGAGATGATTGATCCGCTGAAGGACACGACGGCGCTTGTGGCGCAGGTTCGCGCCGGGTTTGTGCCGCTTTCCGAGGCGGTGGCCGGGTTTGGCTACACCGTCAAGGAGACGGTGGGCAGCTACAAAGAAAACAACGCGCTGCTTGATGGTGCCGGCGTGTCGCTCGACACCGACCCCCGCCGCGTCGCCAAGTCGGGCGCCGCCCAGGATGCCGCGCAGATCGCGGCGATTGAGATTGCGGCCACCGGCGCCGCGCAGCCTCGGCGCGAGCCGGCACCGGAGCCACAAGTATGACGGACGAGACGGAACAGGCGCCGCCCCCCGAGGTGGTCATGGTGGCCGCGCGCGCGCTGGCCGCCCCGATGAGCGTAAACGAAGCCGACCGCACCGTTGACGTGGTCTGGAGCACCGGCGCGCGCGCAGCCAACTACGTGCCGGCGCTCGGCCAGATTATGGAAGAACTGGACATGGGCGCCGTCCGCATGGACCGCCTCACGTCCGGCCAGGCACCGGTGCTTGATACCCACCGCATGCAAGGCGCCGCCAGCGTGATCGGCCGCGTGGTGTCGGCCCGCGTGGAGCGGGGCCGCGGCATCGCGACGCTGCAAATGTCCCGCGCGCCCGATGTGGAGCCGATCTGGCACCGCATCGTGGAAGGCACGCTCCGCAGCGTCAGCGTCGGCTACCGCGTGTTCAAGTACGAACCGATCCGCGACGGCGCCCTGACCGTCCACCGCGCCGTCGATTGGGAGCCCTACGAGATTTCCCTTGTCGCCGTTCCTGTCGACGCCGCTGCGGGCGTCCGCAGCGATTCCCCGCAACCCCGCATGACCGCGCTGGAGCCGGACCTTCCGGCCGAGGTGACTGCACCCGAACCTCCTACGGAGTCCCCCACCATGACAGACCAGCCCCCGGCGGATTCCGTCCCCGCCGCCGACGCCGCCCGTGCAACGCAGGAGGCCGTCACGGCCGAACGCGCCCGCATCTCCTCCCTGCTGCCGATCGTGACCGCGGCCCGCGCCATGGTGCCGGCCGAGACGGTGGACCCGCTGCACCAGCGCGCGCAGAGCGAGGGCTGGACGGCCGAAGCCCTGCGCTCCGCGCTGTGGGACGAAGCCGTGAAGCGCGGCCCGGCGCCGAGCATCCCGGCCTCGCCGAACAGCGGCCCGTCGAACGACGACCCGGCGCAGATGATCGCAGCCATGGCCGACGCCATCGCGGTCCGCGCCATGCCGGCGCTGGCCACGGCCGCCGACACCAACCCGCGCTTTCGCGAGTTCGCCAACCTGCGCCCTTCCGAAATGCTGATGGAGCTGGCCGGGGCCCGCGGCGAGCGCGTCACCTTCCGCGACCGCGCCCGCCTGGTGGAGCGCTCGTTCCACACCACCAGCGACTTCCCGCTGCTGCTGGAAGCCGCCGGGAACAAGATGCTGATGGCCGGCTTTACCGCGGCATCGCCGTCCTACCGCACGTTCTTCGGCCAGCGCTCGTTCGCCGACTTCAAGGCGCACAAGTTCCTGATGGCCGGCGATTTCCCGGCGCTGGCGGAGCTGGCCGAGGGCGGCGCGATCACCGCCGGCACGATCAGCGAGAAGCGCGAAAGCATCACGCCGAAGACCTATGCCCGCCAGGTCCGCATCACCCGGCAGGCGCTGGTCAACGACGACCTCGGCGCCTTCACCGATTTCGGTGCCATGATCGGCCGCCGCGTCGCCGACTACGAGAACGCGCTGGCCTATGCCTTGGTGAACACCGCCAGCGGCGACGGCCCGACGCTCTCGACCTCCACCGGTGCGGTCTTCACCACCGGTGCCACCCGGGCCAACAAGGCAGCTTCCGGCGGCGCGATCAGCGAGAGCACGCTGGATACCGCCTACGCTGCCATGATGGCGCAGACCAGCCTGGACGGCATCAAGCTGAACATCACCCCGCGCTACCTGCTGACCGGCGCGGCCTACCGTGGCGCGGCGATCCGCTACACCACGCGCGTGAGCCCGGAGAGCGGAGCCAATGTCGGCCTCTACTCCGACCTGACCCCGATCAGCGACGCGAACCTGACCGGCAATCGCTGGTATCTGTTCGCCGACCCCGCGTCCGCGCCGGTCTACGTCTACGGCTACGTGAACGGCCAGACCGCGCCGATGGTTCGGGTGCAGCAGTACGTGCCCGGCACCGACGGCCTTGCCATCGAGGTGATCCACGACTTCGCCGTTGGCGCCGTCGACCACCGCGGCGGCTACTTCAACCCCGGCGCCTGATCGGCCCAAGCAAGGAGACTGAGACATGGCAAACAACTATGTTGGGCCGGGCGATCTGCTGACCGTCGCGGCCCCGCACAACGTCGTCGCTGGCCGCGTGGTCATCGTCGGCACCCAGCTCTACGGCGTGGCCCTGGCCAATGCCGACAGCGGCGCCAACGTGGCGCTGGCCCGCGGCGGTGTTTGGACGCTGGCCAAGGCCAACGCCGTCAGCACCAGCGCCGCGGCCGGCGCCATCGCCTACTGGGACAACACCAACTCGATCGTTGGCATCTCGGCGACGTCGAACACCAAGGTCGGGGTGTTTCTGGCGGCGGTGGGCAATACCGACACCACGGCAACCATCGCGCTCAACCCCAACGCGCTGTAGCCCATGACGGTACGCGACACCGCGCCGCCGATGGAACTGGCCAGGACGCCCACGGGCATCCTGATTGGAACGCCGATGTACGGCGGCCAGTGCTTCGACCGCTACCTGCTGGGGGTGTTCGATCTCCAGCAGGAATGCGCCCGGCGCGGGATCTCGCTGGGCCTGCATACCGTGCGCAACGAGAGCCTGATTCCGCGGGGCCGCAACCGCGTCCTGCATGACTTCCTGGCCAGCGACGCCTCGCACCTCGTCTTCATCGACGCCGACATTGGTTTCACCGGGCGCGATGTGCTGCGGCTGGTGGCCCATTCCCAGGCCAACCCGAACGCACTGGTGGGCGGCACCTACGCGAAGAAGAACCGCGACCGCTACGACCCCGCCATGGTGCCGCTGCAACAGGGCGCGGTGGTGTCGGAATCCGGGCTGGTCGAGATCATGTGCCTGGCCGGCGGCTTCGTCTGCATCTCCCGCGACGTGGCGATGAAGATGGCCGGCGCCTACCATGATCTCTGGTATCGGGACGGCGCCACGGGGGAGGTGCAAATCCTCGACCTGTTCGGCTGCTACACCGATCCCGAAACGCGCCAGTATTGGAGCGAGGATTACGCGTTCTGCATGCGCTGGCGCCAGATCGGCGGGCGCGTGCTGCTGGACCCGTTCATCCTGCTCACCCACAACGGGACGACCACGTTTGAGGGTGATCCGACTTCGGTCTTTGTGAACCCGCCGGAGGAGAAGCCGGCTGCTGCCAAACCAGTCGCACCTCCTGCAGTGCATCGGGTGGGACTGGTGATGGGACAAACGTCCAGTATCCCCCCCTCATCCTACGCGGTGCGCCAAGGTGACGCGGACATGGTGGCTACGGTGGCTGCCGCGGTGGCTAGCAAATGACCGCCTTCGCCACCGCCCTCACCACCCTGCACGCCGACGCCAACATGGGCACCGCGGCCTCGTTCCGCCGCCCCCCCTACACCTGGCAGAGCGTCCGCGTGATCCTGTCCCAGCCCACCGACGTCATCGGTACGGCCCGCGCCGGCACGATGCAGGCCGAGATCCGCGCGGCGGCGATCACCGACACGCCGCAAAAGGGCGACGAGCTGCGCATCGGGGCCGCCACCTACGCGGTGGAGGACACGGAGCGCGACGTGCTTGGGCTGTCGTGGAAGCTGACGTTGAGCGAGCCGGCCACCACATGACCGCCCTCCGCGAAACCGCCCTCGCCGCAATCGCCGCGCGCCTCACCACGCAAATCCCCACCGCCACGGTGGAGCGCGCCCGCCGCGCCGCGGTGGATGTGGACAAGGAACCGCTGCCCCGCCTGGTGCTGACCGGCACGGATTGGTCGGCAGACGAGGCGGCCGAACCGCTTGCCGTCCACTACACGCTGTCCTTCGCCGTCACCGGCTATGTCAGGGCGCGCACCGACATCCTCGCCGAACAGGCCATGGCCGAACTGCACGCCAGCACCGTTGCCGCCCTCTCCGGTTGGACGCCCAGCACCTCCAGCTTGGGCGAGCCTGCCCAGGAAGGGGCGGAGTTGCGGCTGCTGGATGCAGAGGAATCGGCCAAGCCGGTCGGCGAGTTCACCGCCCGCTTCACGATGCTTTGCCTCGGCCCATTGGTGGCCTGAAGCCTCGCCGCATCCGCCCTTCGGCAAGGCCCGCATTCCTGATGGAGCCTCCGCGCCATGTCCACCAATCTCGTCCGCATGAAGTTCGCCGCGCTGGCGGCCAAGATCGAAACCACGGTGGGCACCGATATCTTCGGCGGCTCTGTCGGCTCCACCGACTGGATCGGCGCCGACTGCGAGGTGCAGTTCGATCCCCAGGTTCTGGACATCCCGGAATACAACGGCAGCCTCGACCGCACCGCCCGCCAGGTCGGCGGCCTGCGCCCGCGCCTGCGCATCCGCATGCCCCTGCGTGGCTCCGGCACGGCAGGCACGGCCCCGGAGTGGGGCAAGTTCCTCCAGGCCTGCACCTTTGCCGAAACCACCACGGCCAGCGCCGTAGGCGCCCCCACGGCGGCGACGGCGGGCACCACCACCACCGTGACCGCGGCCAGCCCCTTCGGCACCACGGCGCAGCAGTATCGCGGCATGCCGCTGATCATCGCCGCGGTTTCGCCCGGGACCACGGTCATCACCGACTACACCGCCGGTCGCGTCATCACCGTGGCCGATACCCGCACCACGATGACGACCTCCAGCACGCTGCAGATCCCCATCAACGTGCTCTACACGCCGACCAGCGATGAGAGCGTGTACAAGACCCTCACCATCTACTTCTACGCCGACGGCATGCTGTGGACCTTCACCGGCGCCATGGGCAACGCCTCGCTGCAGCTCGAAGCCGGCGGCATCGGCTACTGGACGTTCGAGATGCGCGCCCAGTACGGCGCCAAGACCGCGACTTCGCTGCCCAGCGCCGCCGCCACCGCCGCCAACACCCGCATCGCCATCGTCCCGCCGCGCTGGGTGGCGGGGCAGAGCCAGTTCAATCGCCGCCTTGCCCAGATCAAGACGCTGCAGCTCAACACCGGCGTGAACATCATCCTTCCCGACGATCCCGAGAGCAGCGAGGGCTTCGGCGCCGCGGTGCCGGTGGAACGCGCCATGGGCGGCAGCCTCGACCCCTATCAACACACCACCTACGCCGCCGGGCTGATGACGAACTTCAAGGCCGGCACCGCCATGCCGCTGGCCGGCATCATCGGCAGCACCGCCGGCAACCGCTTCGCCTTCTGCGTGCCCAGCGCCAAGGCAACGGCCTTCGATCCGCGCAACCGCGAGGGCCTGGCCACGCATGCCATCGAGTTTGACGCCGACGGCGCCGACGCTGGTTTCTCGATCTGCCACTTCTGAACGGAGGTCCTGCTTGGACATCGCCCCTTCCGAACCCGTATTCTCGGTGCAGGATACGCTCACGTACACGCCGCCGAAGTCGCCTCGCTCCTACGTGCTGAGCCCGCTCAGCTACCGGGAGCGGAACGCGATGCGGCGGCAGATCCGTGCGGAGGGCGGCGATCCCCCGGACCAGGCCGTCATGTTCGGCGTGCTGCGGCAGGTCCTGGAGGAACTGGCGCCGGCCAACCTGCACGAAGCCCTGGCTGCGGTGGACGCAGCCGAGGCGGCGCCAGACGACAAGGCCGCACAGGCGCGGCTGGCGGTGCTGGAGCGCGTGGCGCGGCAGGAGCCCGCCTATGCCGAGTTGCTGGAAGCCCGTCTGCGCTACAACGAGATGAGCCCGTTCATCACGCTCCAATTCGCCCTGCGTGAATGGTCCGGGCCCGGCCTGCCGCCCCTGGTGCGCGGGCGCGACAGCCGCGTTCCGGCGGAACTACTGGACGCCATTCCGGCGGCCGAACTGGAGGCCCTGGCCACGCGTGCGCAGGTGCTGATCTGGCTCGGCCCGGACGCGGCGGGAAACTCCGAGGCGCCCTCGCCGTCGCCCGAGAGCCCGGCGCCTACGCAGGAGGGCTGAGGCCCTTTGATGGGTCTGATTGGCTGGTGCCCGCCGGGGCCGCGGCCGAGCCCTGGAAGGGCGACAACCCCCGGTTGGCCGTGCCGCGCCCCTGGCACGATTTCGTCCGCCTCTGGGCGGCGTGCCGCGGCGAGGCAGGGGTGGCCCATTGGCCGGACGGTGGCAGCCTCAACGACCAGGCGGCCTGGATTGTGGATGCGTTCGCCACGCTGGCGGGCATCGACGCCGGATGGCGGGAAACCGAACGACAGGTGCGCTGATGACCCTCCTCAAGGCGACCGTCACCGGCAATCTCTCCAAGGCGCTGGATCAGGAACTGGTGCGCGTGGCCGCCGGCATGCGCCGGGCAGTTTCGACCGCCGGTCGGCTTACCCAGGCCGCCCTGCGGAACCAAGCCCGCGCTGCCGGTTTCAGGGATGGCGGCAAAGCGGTTGCGAACAGCTGGCGCCTAGCCGTCTATCCCCCGCCAGGCCGTGCTCCGCGCACGCTGAAGCCTGCCGCGCTGGTGTATAGCCGAATGCCTGATGTGGTGACGGCGTTCGACCAGGGCGCCACGATCACGGCCAAGGGCGGCAAGTATCTGGCCTTCCCCACCGGCTACAACGCCGTCGGTGGCCGCCGCGGCGCCGGCCGGCGCGGTGGCCTTCGCATCACCCCGCAACAGATGATCGCCGCCGGCAAGCGCGGGGAGGCGTTCATCATCCCCAGCAAATCCAACCCCCGCCTGCGCCTTTGGTGCCTGCGCGTGGCCGGGGCCTATGGCGTGACGAAGCGCACCCGCAACCGGCTGCGGCTGTTTGTGGGCACCGCGACGGAAATCGGCACCGCGCGCGGCAAGGGCGCCGCACAGCGCCGCCGGGAGATCCTGGCCAAGGGCTTTGTGCCGATGTTCTTCCTGGCCCGGCAGGTCAGCCTGCGAAAGCGGCTCAACGTCGATCAGGTGCGCGCACAGGCGCCGGGTTGGTTCGCCGCCGCTGCGGTGCGGGAGTTGGCGAGCGGGCGCTAGGACGTGGGCTTTGCCTTGGAGGCTTCCAGGCCGAGTTCGATCAAGCGGCGGATGGCTTCGGCGCGGGTGGGGATGTCGGGTTGCAGCCGACGCCACGCGCGACGACGCGATGTCCGAGGCCGCCAGCGCCGCCATGGACCGAACCAGCGCCGTGGTTCGGCAAATCGAGAAACACGCGCCTGTGACGATGGAAGGCATACTGGTGAAAGTCCGGGCGCTGCGCTGGACCTATGGGCAGATTGACGCCACGGACGAGGAGAGCCTGGACAGCATCATGGGTATGCCATGGCATCGTCATGCGCCATCCACGGATGCCCGGCTTGCGCGCGGCATCCTGGGCGACCTCAACCGGATCGCCGCTGCGCAGGAGGTGGTGTGATGAGCAAGTCACCCACCCAGGCAATCCAGCTGCCGCCCCTTGACCTTCGCGTGATGGGCCTGCGTCTCGTTGGTGACAGCCCGCTGATCTGCCACGCCTGGAGCGAGAAGGCGAAGAAGCAGATGCTGGACAAGCAGATGAAACGGGCCAAGGCGGCGAGGGAGGCGAAGGACCCGCAAGCCGACTACGAGGCCTCGCTCTACCCGATGCCGGACGGCCGCGGCTACGGCTTTCCCACCGTCGCATTCAAGGCGGCGGCCGTGTCCGCCTGCCGCTTCGTGGATGGCCTGAGAATGACGGAAGCGCGTGGCGCCTTCCACATCCCCGGCGAGTTGGCCCGCATCAACGGCACGCCCTCGCCGCGGGAGGACATGGTCAAGATCGCCATGGGCGGCGCGGACATTCGTCACCGCGGCCAATTCACCGAATGGTCGGTGGACCTCTCCATCCGGTTCAACGCCGGGGCGCTCTCCGCCGAGCAGATCGTGCACCTGTTCAACAGCGCCGGCTTCGGTGTTGGCGTCGGGGAGTGGCGGCCGGAGCGCGACGGCAGCTACGGCATGTTCCATGTCGCCACGGAGGGCGAGGGCGCATGAGCTTCCGTTACGAGTTCAAGTCTGGTGCCCGGTTTTGCATCAACGCCCAGCAGGCCGGCGAGACTATCGAACTGCTGCGGCAACGTGCCAACGGCTCCCTCACCCCGGCCATGGTGGTGGATGCAGCCCGGCCGGATACCTCGGTGCTGCACCGCGCCTTCGAGTGGGACGACAGCATCGCGGCGGAACGGCACCGGGAAGCGCAGGCGCGGCAACTCGTCGGCGCCATCGTGGTGAAGGTCGCACCTCGCGGCGTGTCGGAGCCGAAGCGAGCCTTCGTCTCGGTCGAAAGGCCGGATGTGGGCCTTGGATACGAAGCCCGGCATGTCGTGTTGGGCGAGAAGGAACTACGCGGTCAGGTCATCCGGCAAGGCTGGACCGATCTGGAAGTGTGGCTGTCGAAGTACGGCGAGTTCGCCGAATTCTCGGCGGTGACGGAGGCGATCGCGGCAGCCCGCCGCTGATTGCAAGGACATGGCAGGGCAGGCATGGCGAGGCTAGGCACGGCTTGGCTAGGCAAGGCGAGGCGTGGCAGGCAAGGTGAGGCATGGCGGGGCGGGGCACGGCTCGGCGAGGCCAGGCGTGGTCTGGCAGGCATGGCGAGGCCAGGTTGGGCATGGCTCGGCTAGGCTGGGCCGGGCACGGCAGGCTAAGTTAGCAGGGCGGCGCCGAAGCGCCGCCCTTATTGCCGAGGAGGCAGCGCCGGCCGCTGTCCCACTCGATATGGGACATCGACATCATACCGTAAGCTTGCCAATGAACCGGCGACATACGCAGTCTTGAACCATCCCTCGGTCTGGCTTCCGCCGCTCGGATCAAACAAGCATAGCGGGCGGGCCTCACCAGGCACAAAATAGACCGGCGCAGTGGAGCACCAAGACGGCTGCCCATCCACGGTGGCCGGATACAAAACTGTCCCTTCCGGTATGTGAACCTGCCCGAAGGGTGGGATTACGCGGAGATAAGGCGCCAGCACTACCGCGCGCCGCGGATCATCCGATTGCAAAACCGCTGTGGCGCACCCTGCCAACAGCGCCACCACCACAACAACGCCTGCCCGCATCGCACCCTCCCCAAAGGGCTGTGACCGTAACGCATGCGCAATCCACTAGCCAGAGGAGGCTACACCATGAGCGGTTCGCGCCCCTCTGTGGGCATCCGCATTTCGGCCGAAGGCGCCGAGCAGGCACGCCGCCAGATCGAGGCAATTGGCCCGGCTGGTGAGGCGGCGATGCGCCGTGTCGCCGTTGCCTCGGCCGCGGCGGCGCCGGAGATGCAGCGCCTGGCCGTTGCCAGCGATGTGGCCAACCGCGCCTTCGTGGGCATGGGCGGCTCGCTCGGCCGTATCGGCAGCACCTTCACCGGCGTTGCTGGTGTGGCTTCTGGCTTGACGGCGGGGTTCCTCGCCCTCGGCGCGGCGGCAACGGTGGGAGCCGTGGCCATCGCCAAGGCCGGCGATACCGCTACCGCCACCTTGGCCCGCCTCAGCAGCGCCACCGGCGGGCTGGGACAGGCGCAGGCGGTGTATGAGCGGCTGTTCGCGCTGAGCCAGCAAACCGGCGTGGCGGTGGCCGAAAGCGCCGGCAGCTTCGCTCGTTTCTCTGTGGCCGCGAAAGAGGTGGGCGCCACTAGCGATCAGGTGTTGAAGCTGGTCTCCGGCATCCAGAAAGCTGGCATCGTGGCCGGTGCCAGCGCGCAGGAAACCGGTGCCGCGGTGCAGCAGCTGGGCCAGGCGCTGGCCAGCGGCACGCTACAGGGCGACGAATTGCGCTCGCTCCTGGAGAACATGCCGCAACTCGCCCAGGCGCTGGCGCGCGAACTCGGCGTGGGTCTCGGCGAGCTACGCAAGATGGGCAGCGAGGGCCAGCTCACCGCCGAGAAGGTCTTCCCCGCCCTGCTCCGCGCCTCGGAGAAGATGGGCGAGGAATTCAGCCGGATGCCCGTCACGATGGGCCGGGCGAAGGATATTCTGATAGCCGCCACGGAAGACTTCGGCGCGCGGCTGGATCGCATCACCGGCCTGTCGCAGACCTTCGCCCGCTACATGCAAGCCGGGGCTTCTGCTCTGGGTGCTGCTGGCCGCCTGATCGCCCCGAATGAACGCGAGGCCGCCGACCAAGGCGTGGTCGCCGCACAGCGCCGGCAGCAGCAGGTGGCCGCGCAGGTCGCCGCCGAGCGCGCTGCCAGCGCCTACGGCGACGTTTCCCCGGGGCTGCGCCAAGCCATGGAGATCGCGGACCAGGAACTGCGCGAGGCCCTGGCCCGGCAGCAGGATATCCGCCGGCAGGATCGCGAATCCCAACGTGCCGAAGCCGAGGACGCGGCCCGGCAGGCCAGCGAAAGCCGCCGCACCCGCCTGTCGTCTGAAGTGCGAGATGTGGCGGAAGCCGCAGACAAGCGGCTGAAGATCCAGCGCGAGACCGCCGAGAAACTGCGCAAGATCGATGAGGCCGAGGCGGCCGGCGTTTCCGTGCTGCAAGGCAGCCCCGGCGTGCCCGGCGCTCGCTTTGATGCCGCCGCAGCCCGTGCCGGCGTGCTGCGCGAGCAGGCCGAGGCGCTGAAGAAGCTGGCGGAGGAAGAAGGCAAGGCTGGCGTTGAAGCCGCCAAGTCCGCGGAAAAGCGCCAGGACGTCATCGACAAGCTCAACCTCCAGGTGCGCGCCGCCGAGGAAGCCCTGGCCGGCACCCTGGCCGGCACCGAGGCCAGCCGCGAATCCGCCATTGCGCTCGAAACCGAAAACCAAATCCGCGCCGCCGGCATCCCCGATATCGACAAGCGCACCGAAGCGGAAAAGCGCGCGGCCGAAGCCATCGGCGCCAGCGTGCGCAAGCTGGATGACCTGAAGAAGGCGAACAAGGAAGCTGAGGAAGCCGCCAAGCGGGCGAAGGACTTTACTGAACGCAGCTGGAACGCGGTGGTGGCGATTGGCGAACGCGCCTTCGATCGGGTCGGCGATGCCATCGTGGATGCGTTCACACGTGGCGAAGCGTCGGCCGTCAGCTTCGCGACCGTTGCGCGCGGCATTGCCGTGTCGGTTGTCTCGGATTTCGCTAAGCTGGCGCTGATCAACCCGGCGCTCAACAGTCTGTTCGTCGGCTCCAGGGGGCCGCGTGAGACGCTCTCTGGCGCATTCGGAGGCAGCGGCGGTATTGGCGATCTACTAGGGGTTGGTCAGCTTTTTGGCGGCCGTTCCATATTGGACTCTATCGGCCTGACAGGCAGCGGCGGGTTGCTTTCGACTCCGCTTTGGGCGGGCCCGGCAGTCGCAATTGAACCGTCTATCGCCATGGGCGCGGCGGGCTATATGGCCCCCAGCAGCGTCACGCTCGGCGGCGTCTTGGGCGGCGCTGGTGCGGGCTTCGGCGCTGGCATGCTGCTGAACAACCTGCTTGGCGGGAATCAGACCGGGGGTATGGTTGGCTCGGGTGTCGGCGCCCTCGGCGGCGCCATCATCGGAAGCCTGATCCCCGGCGTCGGCACGCTGATCGGCGGCCTGATCGGCGGCGCTGCTGGCGGCGGCCTCGGTGGCTTGTTCGGCCCCGGCGAATCCGTCCGCGGCTACGGCCTGCGCTTCCAATCCACCGCCTACAACGAAGCCGTCGGCGGAACCAACGACTTCGGCACCGCCCTGAAGCCGATCTCCTATGAATATTACAACGAAGAGGGCAAGGCCGCCTTCATGGCGGCAGAACAGCAAGTCGCCGCCACCAACGAATACCTGAACACGCGCAATCTCCGCGTGGCCGGCGCCTCGGTCATCGGCGGCAACAAGAACGGCCCTGACTATTCCTGGGCGGACGCTGGCACCATCGGCGAGGGCTTCAGCCGCCTCCGCTTCGCCGCGATGGACAACACGAATCTTGACGAGCAACTCCGGCAGCGGAACTTCCAAGGCGTGGAAGGGCTGCAACAGTTCGTTGAGTCCTTCATCCGCATCCAGGACACGATCAAGGGGCTGACGACCGACGCGATCCCCGCGTTCACCGCCCAAATGCAGGCGGTGAACGACAATTTCGACGCCGTTACCAAATCGGCCCAGCAATACGGCGTTGCCGAAACCGGCCTCACCGAGGCACGCGCCAAGGCAATCGCGGCGTTGGAAGCGCAGCGCACCGAAACCCTGCGCCAGTCCGACGTGTCGCTGTCCATCCGCCGCCTCGCCGCGGGTGGCGACACCCAGCAGGCCGAACTGGTGCGGCAGGCCGAGGCGGCACGGCAGGAGCTGGAGGCGTTCGGCAAGTCGCTGGATGCCCTGGCCCTCACCGCCGCCGACAAGGCCGCCCGGCTGGTGGCGCTGGAGGAAGTCCAGGCCGCCGAACGCGCCGCCATCATCGAACGCTACGGCGAGCAGGCTGCCCAGGCGCTGCGCCAAGCCGGCAGCACGATTCGCGCGTACCTCGACAACCTCGCCACCGGCACCGCGGCCGGCGCCTCCCCCACGGATCGCCTCGCCGCCGCACAGGCCAATTTCGAGCGTGACCGCCTCCTGGCCACGGGTGGCGACCGCGATGCGCTGGGCCGGATCACCGGCAGCGCCGATGCCTTGCTGGGCGCCGGGCGGGACATGTTTGCCAGCGGCTCCGGCTTCCAGGCGATCTTGCAGCAGGTCACGGGTGGGCTGTCGAACCTCCCCGTCGTCCAGTCCTACGATGCGCAGCAGACCGCCGCGCTCCAGGCCATCCAGCAGGCGCTGACCACCGGCACGCTCAACACCGCCACCGTGATCCTGCCGGCGGGCAACGTGGTGCAGCTGGCCGGCGGTGCCTTCTCCGCCGCCTCGGCCGCCGATATCGCCGCGACGGCGCAGGCCACGGCCAACACGGTCGGCACGCTGGTATCGGGCTTTGGCCAGAGCATCGCCGCCACCGCAACCGGCCTGGCCGCGGTGAACCAGTCTCTCGGCGCCGTCAACACCAGCGTTGTGGACCTCAACCGCAGCCTCGCCACTATCCATGGCAGCATCGTCGCCGGGTTTGGCGGGCTCGGAGCGGCGCAGGCCACCACGGCCGGTCTCACGGCTGCGGTCAACGACAACGTGCTGGCCACCGGCCGCGCACAGCAGGAAGGCCAAGCCGTGGCCAACGCCCTGCTAGGGGCGATCCCGGCGCAGGTGCTGGCCAGCGGCGCCGCCACGCTGGCGGGGCTTGCCGGCATCAACCAGTCCCTAGCCGCCTTGCATAGCGCGATGGCGGATCTGAACACCTCGATCGCCACAGTACACGGCAGCCTTGTGGCTGGGTTGGGCGTGCTGGCCAACGGCGCGGCTGCGCTTGCTGCCGGGCAGGATATCACAGCCCGCGCCGTGGTCGCCGCGGGGGCTGCGCTGCAAGAAGGGCAGGCGGTAGGCAATGCCGGGCTTAGCATCCTGGCCGGTGGTCTCGCTGTGATGAACGGCAGCGTGCTCTCGCTTGGCGGCGCCCTGGCCACGATTGATGCAACGGGCCGTGACGTGAACACCTCGCTCGCCACCATCCACGGCGCCGCGGTGGACCTCAACACCAGCCTCGCCACCATCCATGGCAGCATCGTCGTAGGCCTCGGCGCACTGGCCGGCGGGATCAGCATCGCAGCACAGCAGGCCGCCGCCACCAACGCCAGCGTCATCACGGCCGGCGCCGCGATCCAATCCGGCCAGGCCGTGGCCAACGCGATTGAGGTCGGCAACGCCGCGGCCTTCGCCACCTACTACGGCATCATGACCACCTATCTCGCGATCATCGCCGCCAACACGGCGCCGGTTGGCGTGCCTACCCCGGTGCCGGCCCCGGGCTACACCTACGGCGGGGGGCGCGGCGGCACCAACGACAACCTCGGCGGCATCCTGACCGGCGCCACCTACGGCGGCGGCATCAACGGCGGGCCCGGCAGCGTCGAAAACGTGCTGACCGGCTACACCGCCCAGGTTCTGAACGGCGGCACCCGCCCGACGCAGCCCGATAGCCTCGGCATCGGTGGTGGCGTGGTGGCGCCGATGTTGGCCGAGTTGCAGGCCATCAACGGCCGGCTCGTCGCGGTCGAGGGCGTGCTGCGGCAGGTCGGCGTTACCGTCGCGCAGGAAACCCGGGCGAGTGGCGTGCTTGTCGCCGGGGCGCTGGATGAGCAGACCACCGTGATTCGGCGCACCGCCGCATGACCACCCCCCTGACCTACCTCGTGGAGATCACTGCCCACGACGGCGCCACCACCACCACCCTGCGCTATGCCTCCGGCCGGGGCACGATGACGCTGCCGAGCGAAGCCCCGGCGAACGCCTGGTTTGCCCCGCGCCTGATGCAGCCGATCAGCTTCAAGCGGACCATGTTCGCCTCCGCCCGCGTGGCCGGCGGCGCCACGGTCGGCACGGGCGAAATCGTCCTCAACAACCTCGATCAAGAACTGGCCAGCCTGCGCGACTACGGCATTGACGGCCGCGCCGTGGTGGTGCGGATAGGGCCGCAGGGCGCCGCCTATCCCAGCGGCTACACCACGGTGCTGACCGGCACGGCGGAACAGGCCACGGTGGGCGCCGCGGATGCCACGATCCGGCTGCGGGACAAGCTGCACATCCTGACCCAGCCGCTCCAGGCCACGCTCTACGCCGGCACGAACAGCCTGCCGAGCGGCGCCGAGGGCACGGCGGACGACATCAAGGGCCAGCGCAAGCCGCTCCTGTTTGGCCGGCGCTACCAGATTGAACCGGTGCTGGTGAACACGGCCAAGCTGATCTACCAGTTCCACGACGGCGCGGCGCAGGCTGTGGATGCCGTCTATGACCAGGGTGTGGCGCTCACGGCCGGCACCACGCGCGCCAACCTCGCCGCGATGGAAGCCACCGCCCCGGCTGCCGGCGCCTATGACACCTGCCTCTCCCTTGGCCTCATTCGCCTGGGCGCCTCGCCGTCTGGCCGCGTCACCCTGGATGCCCGCGGCGACGCAACCGGCGGCTACGTCGATACCGCGGCCGAGATCGTCTCGCGCATCCTCACCCAGCGATGCGGCGTGGCGGGCGGCGATCTGGATAGCGCCACCTTCACGGCCCTCGCCAGCGCGGCGGGCTACGAGTGCGGCGCCTACTTCACGGGCGAGACGACGCGGCAACAGGCGATCGACACCGTGCTGGCATCGGTGGGCGGCTGGCTCGCCCCGGATCGTGCCGGCGTCTGGCAGGTCGGGCGGCTTGTGGCGCCGTCCGGTTCGGCGACGTTCGAGTTTACGGACGTGGATATCCTCGCCCTCGAAACCCAAGCGCCGCGCGATGCCGATGCCGGGGTGCCGGTCTGGCGCGTGAAGTTGCGCGGCCTGCCCTATACCGAATTGGCCCGATCCGACCTGGCCGGCGCTGTCTCGGAAGCCGACAAGGCCCGCTTGCTCCAGCCGTGGCGCGAGGTGACGGCCAGCGATTCCAGCGTGCAGACCAAGCACCTCCTGGCGCCGGAGATGGTGCGCGACACGGCCATTCAGGACGCCACGGATTTGGCCACGGAGGCGGCCCGGTTGCTGGCGCTGCACAAGGTGCGACGGGATTTCGTGCAAACCCGCGTGGCGCTGACGCAGGACAACGCGGCCGTTGATTTGGGCGACGTGGTGACGCTGACGACGGATCGGCTGGGCTACGGCTCGGGGCGGGATTTCGTGGTCGTGGGCATTGATGCCGATGGCAAGCGCAAGCGGTTGACGCTGGATTTGTGGGGGTAGCGCGGTGCCAATCCAATTCTCCTTCTACAACCGCGCCGACGCCGCCACCCTTTCCGCCGGCTCCTGGCAAGCCGGCGCCCCGCTGGCCAATCTGCAACAGGAATTCCTCTCCCTCCGCGCCCGCAGCACGAACGACGACGCGGCGAGCACGCAGTTCCGCGTGGATCTCGGCAACACCACCACCATCGTGCGCCTGCTTGCCATCGCGCGCCACAACCTCAGCACGGATGCCACCTACCGCATCACCGCCGGCACCACGGCGGGCGCCAGCGACGTTTACGACAGCGGCACGCTAGATGTGTGGCCCGCCGTCTACCTCCCGCAAGAACTGGAGTGGGAGGACGACAATTTCTGGACCGGCCAGATCGCCGCCAGCGAAACCGAGGGCTATCCGATCAGCCTGGAGCACGACTGCGGCGAAAACGTCCGCGCTCGATACTGGACGCTCGCCTTCACCGACACCACTAACCCGGATGGGTATGTGGAACTCGCCCGGCTTTGGATGGGCCCGATATGGGAACCCCTGCGCAGCTTTGCCTATGGCGCGGCGTTCGGCTGGGAAGCGCGCGACGTAAGCGAGCAAAGCCTTGGCGGCGTGCTGTTCCATGACCGCCGCGACCCCGCCCGCGTGCTGCGTTTCACCCTCAAGGCATTGACCACCACCGAAGCCCTCGGCGCGGTTCTGGACGCGCAACGCAGGCTCGGCACGGCGGGGCAATTGTGGGTCCGCCCAGACCCCGCCGATACGGCCCGCGCGTTCAAGCGGAACTTTCTGGCCCACAGCCGCCGCGTGGACCCGATCACCCAGGCCTTCCGTAACTTGCACGAGGTCTCTTATGAGTTGGAGGAAATCCTGTGAGCAGCGCTGATTGGGCCTACCTCGCCGGGCTGGCCACGAGCCAGTTCGAGAACGGCGGGCATCGCACCTACCTCGTTCCGGCGTTCAACGCGGTCGGCCAGACGGGCATCGACGTGGCGGCGCTGGCGGTGCAGTGCCAGGCCTACCAGGAAGCCGCCGCCGCCAACTACGCCCTGCAGGTTGCCCTGGGCATCGCCGCCAACGGCGTCGGCAACGAGCCGATGGACCTGCCGCGGATGCACACGCTGAACGGCGAGGCGTTCCGCCAGTGGGACATGGCCGCCGCGCTGCTCGTCAACGCGCAGGATGCCACCTACCAGATCACGGAGCACGACGGCATGAAGCTCCTGCTCTGCACCTCCGGCACCCGCACATGGACGCTGCCGGCGGCGGCCGATGTGTGGATCGGCTGGCAGTTCCGCCTGCGCAACCGCTCGGGGAACAACCTCACCCTCGCCCGTGCCGGCAGCGAGACGATCAACGGCGCCGGCTCCAACCTCACCATCGCCACGGGCAGCGCCATCCTGACGGCCGTCTGCACCGGGGCCGCATCCTTCGAGGTGGCGTAGCATGTCCATCGAACCCTGGATCAACTGGCAGTTCCACAAGACGCCGGGCCTGATCGACCCGCGCGCCGCCTTCACCCGCGCCAGCACAGCCCGCACCGTCAACCGCATCGGCCAGCTCGCCACGAAGCCCGCCAACGTTTCGCGCTTCCGGTTCAACCCGGTCTCCGGCGTGTCGGAGGGCCTGCTGTGCGAGCCGCAGCGCACCAACCGGCTTCTGCGCAGCGAGGAATTCGACAACGCGGCCTGGACGGCGACCAACTGCACCGTCACCGCCAACAGCGCCGTCGCGCCCGATGGCGCCACCACGGCGGAGACGCTGGCGGCGACGGCCAGCGGCGGCAACGTGGCGCAGGCGGTGACAATCACGGCCGGGCGAGGGGTGGCCTACTCGCAATACTTCAAGGCCAACACCTCCTCCTGGGCCTGGATGCAGATCGGCGACGGCACGAACACCGTTCAGTGCTGGTTCAACCTCGCCAGCGGCGTGGCCGGCAGCAACACCGCCGGCGCCGGCACTCTGCTGTTTTCGCAGAAGACCATCGAGGCGATGGGCAACGGCTGGTATCGCTGCGCCATCGAGGCCACGAGTTCCACGGTTACGGCGATCACGGCCACATGCGGTCCGGCGGCGGCAGGCAGCACCGCGCCGGCCAACGGCGATTCCGTCTTTGTCTGGGGCGCGCAGGCGGAGGCGGATGCCACCCTGACAAACCCCACCAGCTACATCCCCACCACCAGCGCCACCGTCACCCGCAGCGCCGACAACCTGATCCTGCCTGTCTCGTCGTCGCAGGTGTCGTTGGATCGCGGCACCATGCTCTTCGAATGGACCCAGCGGCCGATCCCGGCGACGACCGGGGGGCAATCGATCACCTTCGGCGGCATCGGGAACACCTTCGACAATGCCATCTATGTCGGTCGCCAGGGCGCTTCCGTTTTCGGTGTCACGTATATCCAGAACGGCGTCGGCGGCATGACGGTGGGCCGAACCTGCCTGTTCGTGCCGGGCGTCACCTACCGCTTCGGTGTGTCGTGGATGCCAGGCCGGATCGCTACCTGCATCGATGGAGGCACGATCGGCACGTTGTCTGTCGGCACGGTGGCCCCGCTTGCTTCGGTGGCCCGCCTCGCCGTGGGTTGCGCGCCGTGGTCCTCGTCGTCCACCACCACCGTCAGCAACGCCGTCCACCGCGCCTTCCTCTACGCGCCCGTGGCAGCGTCCGACGCGCTGCTGCAGCAGCTCACCGCCCCGTAGGAGCCCGCGCCATGTGGACCCGATCCTGCCACCGCTTCATTAACGAGGCGGCTTTTCTCGCTGCGTGCGACGCCGCGGGCTGGCCGCGCGATCACCAGGACCGCCCGAGCCCGCCCGCCGATGTACAACTGGACATCATCGGCGCCCTGTCCGATCCGCGCTGGCACGTCAATGCCGCGTGGTTTTGCCGCGACATCGACGCGGCGTGGGTGGCCAGCGAGATAGCGCCCGCCACGCCGTCGCGCGTGTGGGCATAGGCCCGATAAATCGTCGTCAATAGTGCGTTAATCTAGCGCTGGTTGTGGCGTGATTCCGGAGGCTTGGTGCATGGGTGATGAGGAGCGCCGTGCGGCCAACCTGAGCCTGCTGAATGACCTTCTTGACCGCACCGCGCGCATTGAGGAGCGCGGGAAGATGCGGAAGGAATGGGAAGACCGCACGGAAGGCCGGCTCGAAAAGATCGAAGCAGGCCAGTCCACGACGAACAAGAAACTGGACGAGGTGATTGCCGAGATCCGCACAGCTAAGGCTGTCGGCAAATTCGGCGGTCGCTTCATCGGTTGGTTTTTTGAGAAAATCCCAGGCGCCAGCATCGCAGCCGGCATTGGCTACGCGGCGCATTTCATCTGGCCGTCGAAGTAGCCCCCACCGCCTCTACACCTCCCCACACTGCCGCACCTGCCGCGCCTCGCGCGTGCGGGCGCGCGCCCATGCCAGGAGCAAACATGGCCTACATCAACCTTGCGGAAATCTTGACCCCGGTGGCCGATAACATCGACGCGCTCTACCTCTGCACCCAGGAGCCCGCCAACTATACCGAAGCCACAGCCACCTACGCCGTTGGCCGGAAGCTCGCGCCCACCGTGTACGCGCCAGACGACCGCACGCCCAGCGGCAAGCAAGTCGCGGTGGCGGCTATCGATGATGGCGAAATAATCGCGGACGGCACAGCGACCCATTGGGCCGTTGTCGCCGCCAACGTCTTGGGCGCCAGCGTGCTCTACTCCGCCGGGCCACTCGCCGCCGGCCAATTGGTCGTGGACGGGAATACCTTCACCCTCACGTCTTTTGAAGCGGTCGGCTTGGCGGACCCGACATGACCATGCACCCCACCACGCGCGCGGCCGTGATCGCAGCGCTCTCCGCCGAACTGCAAGGCGAGCAATACGCCGGCAAGACTGCGGCCGAGGTCGTGGCCCTGCTCAACGCCCCCGTCGTCACCCAGGCTCCGACCGCCTATCGCGACGTGCCCGTGAGCAGCGTCGAAGGCTACATGCGCCTCCGCCGCCATATCGTGCGGCTGCGGCGCTGGGTGGCATCGGCCGAACAATCCGACCTGCGCGACTTCGCTGAGGAAATGCTGGACATGATGGCCGCGGCCAATGTCCAGGTGTTCGAAACCTCGGTGGAGGCCAAGCGCGCGGCCATCCTCGGCGCCTTTGCCGGGCTCGCCAGCGTCGGCGCGGGTGGCTTCAACGCGCAATCCCT